GGAGGGTACTCCTCCGCCGCATACATCGTTTATCAGGCAGTGGTATCGGTGTACACACTCATAGTCGGAGTCTTACCGACCACGATACCGGCGCCGAACCACTGGTCCAGACGAACCTCATAGGCGAGATCGTCGATGTTGGTGGATTCAGTGGACTGGACGTCACCCTCGTACAGTACCTTCAGAGGACGCATGTCCGCAGAAGCGCCGGAAGGCAGAATATACAGACGCTTGGTATCGATCACCGGAGTCACATTGTCGCCCAGATAGGGGTTGACCATGTTGATGACCTTGGCGCCGTAGTAGGTGCCGATCAGGCCGGTGCGCATGACCTCATCAATCACGTTCTGGGAGAACTGCTGAGTGGCAGCCGCCGCAGTGAAGCCGGTCTGTTCGGCCAGCTGAGAGATGATCGCGATATCACCCAGCAGGGAAACCGAACCGGTTCGCATCCAATGCTGCAGCATGGGATTCAACACAGTCTTGACGATGCCGGTACCGGTGCCATAGAAGGGAGATTCCCAATTCTCCGCCGCACTGTGCAGTACACCTTGAATGTACTGAACCTGCTTGAGATGCATCTCATTGGCGGCGTCACGGATCAGGTCAGCCATCTGCACGCGACCGGTGCGCAGCTCGTACAGGTTGATCACAGGTCTGGCAGATACAGCAATGGTGTCCAGAGTGACCTGCTTGTGCGCGATCTTGGAACGGGCGGGAGTACCGGCCTTCGCCATGATGAATGCACGGATGCCTTCCTGCTTGACGCGGAAAGAGGCCTTTTCACCATAACCAACGTGCTTGACGTCAGCTACATGGTTCAGCCAGTCGGTCTGGGGACGTACCATCTCATTGACGGTAAAACCCACAAGCTGGCCAATTGCATACTTGTTGTGCGGGGTAGGATCGGAAGCCAGCTCCGCGATCTACTTTGCAGCCTTGTCGGCCTGATCGGAATCAACACGCTCGCCGCGCGCCTGGGCAGTGATCAGCTGCACCAGCTTGCTGTCCTTTCGGATATCAATCTGAGGCATAGTTTATCTCTCCTTCCTATCAAGCGGTCTTGGCGATCACGCCGTCAGCTGCGGGCTGCACGGAATCGCCAACCGCAAGTGCGGAATGCAGTTCAGTAGCAACGGACATGATCACCTGTTCGCCGGGCAGCAGGCGCTTCATGCGCACATACTTGCCAGTGGGCAGGGTGTAATCCGCTTCATTCCATTCTGCATTCTCGTCAACTTCCCACTCGTTCTCAACGAAGTAGACCTCGTCGGTGCCAACGCCGGTGACGTTCTACACCACAGCGGGATTGCCCCACAGCTCGGTCTTCTCCTCAACGCGCAGGATGGTGTCCTTTGCGGCGGCAGTCTTCTTGACGCCGTCTGCGGTAATCTCTGCGAACACGCCGTTGATCAGCGGTTCGGCGGCAGTATAGGCGCCGTCATAGACGTGGCCCATCAGCTTAGTCACATAACCAGCCATATCTCATTCCTCCTATTCATCATCAGGCCTTGCCCAGCAGGTCATCGTATTCGCCCTTGGCAGTAATGCCGCCGCCCATGGCGTAGGATGCGACGACAGGCTTGGTCTCGGTCTTTTCCTTCTTCATGGATTCAGCAACCAGAGCAGCATAGTCTGCCTTCTGGATCGCTTCGGCGATAGCCGCTTCCTTGGCGTCCAGACCCTGAGCTTCCGCAAATCGGGTCAGTTCTTGCTGCTTGGCAGCCAGTTCAGCGGCAGCCTTGTCAGCACGCAGCTGCTCGACCTCAGCCTTGATGGGGTCGAGCTCGGATACCTGCGCCTCCAGTTCAGCAATGCGGGTATCCTTTTCTGCCAGCTGGGTTTCCGCTTCGGTCAGCTTGCCGGTTGCCTCGGTCAGCTCAGCCTCAGCCCTTTCGCGCTGCTCCTTTTCTTTGGTAAGCTCCTCGTCCTTCTTACGGAGCTCTTCATCATTGGTCGCCTTCTGCTCAGCCTACTGAAGCTTGCCTTCCAGTTCGGCGATCTTCTTATCCTTCTCGTCCATTTCCTCTTCATCCTCTCTGTCATCATCGTTATCGTTTTCATCTTCGGCGATCAGCTTGATCGCTGTCGCCTCGGGGCAAGCGGGAGTCGTAACCACCGCCATGCCAATCAGTTCGTTGCCTTCTACAGCGTCGATCAGCGTGACGCCATCCATCTGGGTGGCATTGCCTACCAGTATCTCAAACGAGAAATTCAGTGCGCCAGCCTCATACAGCCGCATGAGCGTTTCACAAAGCATCGGATTTCTCTTGGGAATTCTCGCTTCGCCAAGTAGGCTGATCACGCCGTTGTCAATCTCCTTGGCAAAAGAAAAGAACGAGCCGATCTGCTCGCTCTCAAAGATGCCGGAGGTCTTGTTCAATCGGTGTGTCAAGCCGTCCATGCCGCCGTTTCTCAGGCGACCAGCGTCCGCGCACTACGGAAGACAGGTGTACTTCGCCGCATTGGCAACGATATTGTCGATAAATGCTTCGCTCACAGCAAAGCCGTTTCTGTTGGGCGCCGTGGAGAACATGCGCATCACGACAGTCATGTAAATATCGTTCTGCTCAGTTGCCGCCATCATCACCCGCGGTGCCATAAAAGATACCTTATTCATTGTATCCTCCTCTTACTAACTTCCTTCGGGGTTTGAGGGCTTCGGCTGCGCACCTGTCTGCGATTTCAACGGGTCAGAGCTGCGCTCAGTGTCATCCATCTCCGGGCGGCCAACCTTGCCGCCTCCGGACGCGGAAGAATCATGATTCTCTTTGCCATCCTTATCTCTGGCAGGCTCATGCTTCATACGCTCCACTTCCTGATCCATATCATATCCGTGAGTCTGCAGCATGGTCTTGGTAGAAACAACGCCGGCTTCCCACAGCTTCAGACATACTTCCTGAAACTTATGACTGTTAGCCAGATCCACAGGCGGATAGGTAAAGCGCGGCACATTTTCCGGGCGGCTGTGCGTTACGCCGCCACGTCCTCTGCCGTTGAGCCGCAGGTTGATCTTATCCATGAGCTCGCAGAAATTATCCCGCGCCTGCTTGATGCGGATCGCAGCAGTCTGCATGGAGACTTGAGCTGAAGCAAAATTGCTGCCGTCCTCAGCGCGGCCGGAGACAATAATACCAGAGATGCCGCCTGCGGACAAGATTTCTGCATTGACATCCCGGTACTTGTCATCCGAGAACATCTCGTTCAGGTTCGGCTGAATGACCTCCGCCTTACACAGATGGTTGGTCGTCGCCAGCGCAGAACCGGTCATCGCCCTGCGGAACAGTGCGTTGACTGCATTGAGTGCAGTGATATCTGGCATAATGTCCGATTTACTGTCACCATAGGTCACATGAACAAAGCTGTGCGCGCCCAGATTCAGCTACGCCGATTCATACTGTGCGATCAGTGCCTTCCTGCGAAATGCACCCAGGCAGGTGGCGACCATGGGAATAGCGTACCGCGTCCAGTCCTCCTTGAAGTCCTGCATGCAGAACGTATTCTCCGGATTCAGCTGCACCCAGTCGGAGCCCTTCTTGATTGCCTCCGCAACCTCGGGTGGAAAACCTTCCAGTCGAACTTCCAGATCCTCATCCTCCAGAAAATCCTTCTGCGCCTTGACGCCCTGCTGCCGCATATCGTCGCGGACGGATTTGCAGTTGAACTCCAGTACCGGCTCGTTACCGATCATGACGTTCGCAATGCGGATCAGATGCACCGGAAGCGTAATCATCCTGCCATCCTCCAGCAGGTAAACATACACATTGCCGTATTTGTAATACTGGTAATAGATGCTTCTGGCGCGATCCGCAAGGCCGATACGTTCATAGTACTCTTCGTATTTTTCCTTGGTCTGCTCGTTTGCGCCGATCAGCCTCCAGTCATCCGCAACGCTGAAGGGTACATACACCCCCCTGATGATACCACGGTAGATTGGATCGGCGTCTACATAGTAGTCGCTCAGTTCAAACAGGCTGTTGATATTGCGCTGTTTATCCCGAAGGATGCTGTCATAGTCATAGCTCGCAAGGTCGCCGGTGTAGGTAATGGACTTATCATTATAAGTCATCGTACCATTGCCGTCATCCTTTGCACCCACAGCGATATCTACGCTCTTCGCCTGTCTGGGCTCGTCCCGCGGCTGAGGGGTCTTTCTCTATCTATCAAACCATCCCATTGTATTCCTCCCATCAGATTCTGCTCACGACACCGATAAAGTTATTCTTCGGCCTGAGCATTTTGCGTTTTCGCTCATCTTCCAATTCAGCGATGAAGCGCACTGCCATTGAAAGCGCTGAGTATCTGTCCTTGTGCTGGTTGGCACGAGCCACATCATACAGAATCGTTCCGCCTGTGCCGGTCTTCATGATGATATTGCCCATCTCAATCTGCAGTGCATCTCCCTCCAGAAAGATCGCTTTTTCCTGCAGCGTCAGTTTTTTCTGTTTTACCGATTCTTCTTCACCGTCTTCATCAGGCGGTGTTTCCGCATACCTGGAATTCACGGGCAGTTCAATCGAACCTTGTTCCTATGCCACACGTAGGCACGAAACAAGCTGCTGATTGATCTGTGGATTGGCCTTGACGCTGCGAAGGATCGGCACCGCATTATGTATGAACGACTTACTGTCGTCCAGCGTCCACGGGGGATATTCCTTACCGTTGTCATCTGTCCATGGCTGCGAAAGGAATTCGGGCAGCGCATCACCCAAACCGCGATGGTCGAATACAATCTTGATGATCCTCGGAAACTTCGCATAGGTTCGACGCACCTCTTCAGCCAGTGCATCCAAGCGTTTACCGTGATAGGACCGCATGTAGACCACTCTCTTGAGGTAGTTTCCGTTTTCCATCTCGACCAGCTTGACGACCGTGATCACGGCATTATCCGCCAGTCTTTTGCTGGAGGTTGCAAGGTCAACGCCCATGACGTAATCTGAGGTGCAACTGGTCGGCTGCACTACCTCGACCTGTCTGAGCGTTCTGCAGTTCTCCGTCAGATCATATGGGAACATAGAGCCAGATTCCGCGCCCACGAAGCAGCTGCCATATTCCATAGCAAACTTTGCTTCGGGCATCTTTTTCTGTTCCTTCAGGAAGAAGTCTAAATCTGTAATTCCGACACGCGCCGCACTCTGATAATCCAGTGCGCACGCGAAGTTGGATGTGCTGCCCTTGGAAAACTCCTTCAAAGCTGCCATGAACATGGCGTAGAAATAGTTGCTCTTCAGGCAGGCGGACGTGATCGAAATAGTCTTACTGGTATAGTCCTTAATCCCGCGTTGATGACAGATATCGCGCTTGGTGTTGCGGACAGGACCGATGACCGCATCCAGGTCGTCTGCCTTGACCTCAGGCGATTCGTCGATCACCACGATTTTGGCACGATTGCCTCGCATGGTGCCGACCGAAAAGCTCTCGATCTTCGAACCGTTCTTCAGAGTACAGATACCCTTGTTTCGGGACAGCTGCACAGGACGATGACTGTCCGTCTGAATCTCACGCATGATCTCGGGATTCCGAACAAAGTAATCCTGAATCTTCTTAACGATCAGGGTTGCCTGTTCAGCGGTGCCCGAGACAACAGCAATTAGACTGCCGGGATACAGCACTCCAACCGCAATACAGCACTATGCTGTCAGCCATGTCTTGCCATAGCCGCGGCTCTTGACCACCATGAGGGTATCCGCATTGCCAAACTGCCGGGCAACCACGCGCTGCGTATCCTTGAGCTTGATATGGAAGTATTCCTCAATGAACACATCCAGATGTGTCCTCCAGAAGTGAATCTGCATTGCCCACAACTTCACATCCCGAATGTCTCTGATTTGCGTCTATATCATACAACCACCTGCTCAAGTCCGACAGCAGCGACTGTATGCCGGAAGTCCGCGATGATCCTATCGATGTCGTCAGGAGGAAATTCCACCATGGGCGTGTCCAGTTCACCGCTCATCTCGATCTTGGCAACGATTGCGCCCAACGAACCAAGGCCAGCCATATCGCCGGGCTTGCGCTTACAGGCTGCGAAGTTCGCCGATTTCGAGAGGTTATCGAAGATCGCCTGTGCCTCTTTCCATTCGTTGACAGATGCTTGACCGTGGCGCATCTTGCTGTATTTGATATCTGCGTCCAGCGACGCCTTTGCAGATTTCCTGGCGTAGTCCTGGATATTCTGATTGTCCAACACGAATCCTTCTTCCTACCGGGCATAGTAATCATCCAGATAGTCAATCTCACGCTGGGTATACATGCCGTTCCATTCGCGGCTGTAGATCAGCTCGCCGTCATCAAGGAAAGCCCCTGAATCGTCTCGCGTAACCGTGCCAGCCGTTGAATCCGGATTGAATTCGCGGTATGCGCCATCGGTGTCGATGTTTGCAGAGTATTGATATACGTTGCCAAGGTTCATGATGCTGAAAAAGTATTTGCCTGCAGTACGGTTCTCCAGATCTTCGCGCTTTGCATCGTCCCGTGCTGCAAGATAATCAGGATCATTGGCCAGCGCGTAGGCCGATTTCTTTACGGCCATGTCCCAGTATGCATCAGACCACCGGCGATTATTGTACCAGCAGAACTCGCGTGCGCCTTCTTTGCTGATGCTGCACTTCGATGCACAATCCTTGCACCATGCGTCATGATAGGACTGTGCCGCCCAGTCCTTGTTCGCATAGAACTTGTCAAGAGGCAGCACCTTTCCGCACTTGACGCACATCTTGGAAGTGATCTTTCGCCCCTTCAGCTTCGTTCCAGTTGCCATCTTATCCCTCCGTTACAAGTTGATGGGATAGACGCAACGCCTGCCATAGCCGGCTTCCAGAACCATCGCCATAGCCCCCGGGCGACCGCCGTATCCAAGCTGTTGTGCGTATTCATCCATACCACAAATACTGGGAACACGAACGATTACCGAGTTGCCCTGATCCGTATAGCCGGAAACACATTCCTGCTCGCGGTGCTTATGTCCGCAGATAAAGAAGTCGATACCCTCGTTGTAGAGAAGCATCGACTGTCTTGCCGCTTTTTCCATCATCCGGACATCAGTTCCGTGCGTCAGCAGGATGCTGCAGCCCTGAACGCTCAAGTGCTTCTGCTGTTCGGTCACACCATCGACGATTACATTGGCATTATCCTTCAAACGTTCATTCAGGAACCAGAAGATTACTTTCTCCAGATTCTCGCCGGGAAAATCACCGCGTTTACTGTTCAGACTGCGGGTCTCGGTGTGATTGCCGTCAACGCCGCAGACAGATACAGTAGCATATCTGGACAGTTCGTTGATCCACTGCGCCATATATTCCGAAAAGCGCATGCAGCTTTCAACTACGCCCCAGCGCAGCTTCATGAGCTGGCTGGCTCTCAGCATGCCGTCCAGACTGTCGCCGCAGATCAGGAGCTGAACGTCGCCAATCTGCTCCTTCTCCAGAATCAGTCTGGTCTGGAACAGTAGCATGGACATGCGCTCAAAGAACACCTCGGGCGTATAGCTGTTCAGTACCTCGCCGCGAAGGCCGCGCACCGTCCACTCTGCACCAAAGTGGCAGTCTGCAATGCAGAGTACCAGCGTACGCTTGCCGATGGAATACTTCTCATCCGCAGGCAGCACAGTCATGGGCGGCATGGTCTTCACCGCATGAACAACAGCATCCCGCAGCGCCTCGCTGCGGGATTTTGCTCTATAGGTCTCGTTGATCTCATTACGAAGATCACGAAGCTGTTGTACATTGTCCAGCTTGTTTTCTTCCTCCGGATACTAAGCAAGCATTCCATTATCTGCGGCCAGCTTAATGCCCGCGCCCATCTTGCGGAGCTGATCCGGGTGCTATCCGCATCCGGACTGCTCGGCAATCTCCGACCAATCGAGATCAGATGCGCCGATCGCCTTGCTGTACATTTCGCGAATCAGATCGCGCTTATCATTCATTCTCTCACCTCGTTAGCACAGCGATCATCGCATCGTCCATCAGATATCCGTCCTGATCAGCAAAGTGTACGCCACCGTCCGGAACTTCGATTACGATGATCCTGTCCATGTCATACTGATCGCCATACCGCGTTTTATGCGGGGCGTATTTTCCTTCCGTACTGTCCACCTGATAAACAGCGCCATTATGTTCGAAGCATCCATCCGTATCCACCCTGCAGCCATGAATCGTGCAGCCTTGAAAAGCGTTCCGGATTGCTTCCAAGCGCTCGAACCGCGTTGACGGTCTCGCGCGAGCAACTTTCTTTTTCTGTGCGCCGATGCGTTCATCAAGCTTATCTGTCAGAAGCTCATATCTCAGCCGGTCGTCGGGCGTCAGCCTGTTCAACTGAACGCAGCCGCTTTCCAGCATTTCCGCAATAGCCTCCGGGCAGTCTGAAACATTGATTTCTCTGCTACCCACAACCATTTCCTTGTAGCTCGTCAAGGTGTCTCTCTCGTCCGGAGGCACATCGCGCAGGAGAAGTGTACCGCAGCGATCCAGCAGCCTCTTCACCTTTATTTCCGGTGAGTATGGCTGCTCATGGTTATCACTGAGCCAATTCCTAAGACAGTAGTTTGACCAGTATTTCAGGATCAGCTCCTCTATAAGCTCGATCTTGCTCTGATCCTCGTTATACAAAAGCGTAAATCTAACGCCATTGGGCTATGTGATTCCATAACGTGTTGCCACGTTCATCCTCCTCCCTAAACTTTACTTCCGGCCAGCGGAAGTATTTCGCGCGGGAACTTCAGCTTTTCTGCCGACTCCTTTCCCCATAAATGTTACTTCTGACATACAGGTATATTTCGCGCATAGCTTTCAACTTTTTTCAAAGGCTCTTTCCCATAAACGTTACTTCTGATCTGGAGCTCTTTTTCGCGTGTACGTATTCACCCATGCCTGATTGTTATTGCGTACAATCAGGGACACAGCGTTTCTGAATTCCCGTTCCACTGCTTTCACTTCCCGTTCATGCAGCTCTGCAATATCACGAAGCGAATAGCCGTCCATCACCAACGTCAGCGTACTCATCATGTCATCAGGAATATCGCATGCGGCAATCAGGCGATCCAGATCCATGTAGGTACACTACACAGCCTCAGCCTATCCATATCCTCCCTGTGAATCCAGAGACGTCCCACTTTGCTGTCGGGCATCATACGCTGCATCCAGTTTACACCGGTTCTTCAGCTACTGCGCCACAACGCGCTCTTCACTCAGGGGCAGGTATGCCCACTCTGACTCATTTCTCATTTTCATCGTCCTCCTGTATGGATTCGAGTGACAGTATCCAGTCACAAATGTCCATCGCCTGCGGATCGTTTGACGATCGCGCCAGCCTCCTGACGTCCTCTGCCGGTATGAAGTTCTTACGCAGCACCTGATAGGACGTTACGCCGTTTTTCAGCACACACCGCTTCACACGAATCCACCATGATTCCTTGTCCGTGCATTCACTGCCCAATGCGCTGGGATGTGCCAGATGCAGTTTGCAGCCAACGTCATAAGCCGGATACAGCAATCTGTCGCCCAGGTCAAATACATCAATTTTCCCGAAGGCCTTATGACTCAGTGTCTGCTTTGTGGCAATCAGGTCGATCCGTCTGCTGGTCTCCATATCTGTCACTTCGCCATTTACATAGCTCAGATACTCCAGATATTCTTCCCACTCAGAGCGAGTCAGGCTTTCTTTGAGCACATTCTGGGCGATCTATGC